TATTATTTTAAAAGAAGAGGTTATAGAGGTTACTCAATAAACAGACCTGATAAGAAATATAATAAACTATCTACAACAGAAAGAGAGATAGGTGGAATACCTAACTCTAGTGAAGATATAAAGCAGGCTCACGCAGCTGCAATAGAATCATACATAGAAGATCATGTTGGTTTAAAAGAGGATGGGAATTATGGAGACGTATATTTTCAAAGAACATTAGAAGATTGGGCTAAGTTTAATATTAACAATAGAACTTCTCATGATGCTTCTATTAGTTCTGGATTAGCTATAATGGCTTGTAATAAGAATAAATATAAACCAAACCCTGAATTTAAAAGACCTTCGTATAGCTTAGGTTTTAAAAAATATAATAATGAAGGTACATTATCACAAATAATTGAATAAATGAAAATATATACTAATTCAAATAGTGCTTTTCCAAGTCAGGTAGTACCAGACGCGGAAAAAGCTTCATGGGAGTATGGATCTCAAGTAGCATCTGCTATTGAAACAGAGTGGTTTAACCAAGGTAGAACTAATGGTAATAGATATCTTACTAGTTGGAATAATTTTCATAACCTTAGATTATACGCAAGAGGAGAACAGTCTGTTCAAAAATATAAAGATGAATTGTCTATTAATGGCGATTTGTCTTATTTAAATTTAGACTGGAAGCCAGTTCCTGTAATATCTAAGTTTGTTGATATAGTAGTTAATGGTATTTCTAATAAAGAGTTTGATATAAAAGCTTATTCTCAAGATCCTGAATCAGTAAAGAAACGAACCAATTATGCTGCTGCTATTGCAGAAGACATGTATGCTCAAGAGCTTATGCAAATGGCTAAAGACAATCTTGGTATAGATATGACTCAATCAAATATACCTACAGAGCAGTTACCTAAAACTAAAGAAGAATTAGAATTACATATGCAACTTTCTTATAAGCAGTCTATAGAGATAGCAGAGGAAGAAGCAATAACAACTACACTAGCAAAAAATAGATGGCCATTGACTAAACGAAGACTTAGTTGTATGTGGTATAGCTTGTTCTAAAACTAGCTTTAACAAATCAAATGGTATAGTTGTTGATTATGTTGATCCAGCTCATATCATATACTCATATACTGATGATCCAAATTTTGAAGACATATATTATGTTGGAGAAGTAAAATCAATTACAATACCTGAACTTAAAAAACAATTTCCAAATATATCTGACAAAGAACTTCAGAGAATACAAGAGATGCCAGGTAATAGACAATATATAACTGGTTGGGGTAATTATGATGCCAACACAGTGCAAATAATGTATTTTGAGTATAAAACATATATGAACCAAGTATTTAAATTAAAATACAACGATAATGGTTTAGAAAAAATTATTCAAAAAACAGACGAATTTAATCCTCCTGAAGCAGATACTTATGATAAAGTTTCAAGAAGTATAGAGGTGTTATATTCAGGAGTAAAAGTTTTAGGTACTAATACAATGCTTAAATGGGAATTGGCTGAGAATATGACAAGACCTTCTTCGGATAGTACAAAAGTTGAAATGAATTATGCTATATGCGCACCTAGAATGTACAAAGGTCGTATAGAATCAATAGTCAGTAAGATAACTGGTTTTGCAGACATGATTCAAATAACACATTTAAAAATGCAACAAGTATTATCTAGGATGGTACCAGATGGTGTATTCTTAGATATGGATGGTCTAGCTGAAGTTGATCTTGGTAATGGTACAAACTATAATCCAGCAGAAGCATTAAACATGTATTTTCAAACTGGTTCAATTGTTGGTAGATCACTAACACAAGACGGTGAATTAAATAGAGGTAAAGTACCTATTCAAGAATTAACATCATCCGCGGGTAGTGCTAAGTTACAAAGTCTTATAATGACTTACAACTACTATCTACAAATGATTAGAGACGTAACAGGACTTAATGAAGCTCGTGATGGTAGTTTACCAGACAAAGACGCTTTAGTAGGTATAGCTAAGATGGCCGCTAATCAATCTAATATAGCTACTAAGCATATTAATCAAGGTAGTTTGTTTTTAGCTCTTAGAATATGTGAAAACATATCTCTAAAAATGGTTGATGTATTAAACTTTCCTCTAACTAAAAACGCTTTAATAGAAAGTATATCATTATACAACACTAATACATTAGAAGAAGTTTCTAATCTAAATCTACATGATTTTGGTATTTATTTAGAACTAGAACCTGATGATGAAGACAAAGCTCAATTAGAAAATAATATACAAATATCTTTACAAAACCAAGGTATTGATTTAGAAGACGCAATAGATATACGTCAAATAAAGAATTTAAAATTAGCTAATCAATTATTAAAGCAAAAAAGAACTAAGAAATTAGAAAGAGATCAAGCTAATCAACAAAAAATGATTCAATCTCAAGCACAGGCAAATGCACAAACTTCAGAAGCAGCTGCTATGGCTGAAGTTCAAAAAAATCAAGCTTTAACACAATCTCAAGTGCAAGTCGAACAAGCTAAGTCTCAGTTTGAAATAGAAAGAATGCAGACAGAGCTTTCAGTTAAAAAGCAATTGATGGCCCAAGAATTTGAATATCAAAAACAATTAGCTCAAATAAAGCTAGGTGTTGAAGGGGAAAAAGAAAAAGAAATAGAAAATAGAAAAGACAAAAGAGTTAAATTACAAGGAACTCAACAAAGTCAATTAATAAATCAACGACAAAACGATTCTGCTCCTGTAGATTTTGAAGGAGGAACAGATTCATCACAACTAGGCACGTTTGGTTTACAAAATATGATGCCGCCTAGTTAACTATTTAATAATTATATAATATTTTATCATGTCAGAACAAACACAAAACAACGAACCCGTTAAACAAGAAGGCGAGTTTAAGATTAAAAAAAGAAAACCTAAAAACTTAGGTAATACCAATAGCGATGACGTTATTAAGGTAGATTTAACAAAACCAGAAGCAACGGCAAGCGTAACGCCTGATCTTATAAAGGTAGAAGTACCTGTAGAGGTTTTAAAAACGGAAGACGATGCCATTCAAATCGGAGAAACAACGAAGATGGATGTGGAAAAACAAACCGGAGATAGCATTAGAGTGGACGAACAAGTATCAGAGCCCAACAAAGTTATTGAAGAAGTTTCACCAATCCAAGAAATAACACAAGAAGATAAAAAAGAATTAATTCAAATATCTAAAGAAGTAGCGGAGGCTAAAAGAGACGAAAAAATCCTTGGAAAACCGTTACCAGAAAACATCGAAAAACTAGTTTCTTTTATGGAAGAAACAGGTGGAACTGTTCAAGATTATGTAGCTTTAAATAAAGACTATAGTAATCACAGTCCTAAGGATGTATTAAGAGAATATTATACAAAAGCTAAACCTCATTTAGATCAAGAAGAGATTGGTTTCCTAATGGAAGACAATTTTGAGTTTGACGAAGATGTAGACGAAGCTAGAGAAATACGTAAGAAAAAACTTGCGTTTAAAGAAGAGGTTGCAAATGCTAAGAACTATCTAGAAAGTTCAAAGAGTAAATATTACGATGAGATCAAGTTGAGACCAGGCGTAACTCAAGAACAGCAAGAGGCTATAAGTTTTTACGACCAATATAAACAGCAGCAGGAAACTGCAACACAATTACATGGTGATTTTAGAGACCGTACTAAAAAATTATTTGGCAATGAATTCAAAGGTTTTGATTTTAATGTTGGAGATAAAAAATTTAGATATGGTATTAAAGATCCTAATAAAGTTGGGGAAACTCAGGTGGATGTAAACAACTTCGTTAGTAAGTATACTGACGACAAAGGTAGTTTAGTAGATCCAGCTGGTTACCACAAAGCAATGTATGCTGCTATGAATGCGGATAAGCTCGCTAGTCATTTTTATGAACAAGGAAAAGCTGATGGCGTAAAAAACGTTATTAGTGGATCTAAGAATCCATCTCAAGACGGACCTAGGCAAGTTGCCGATGGAAATGTCTTTATAAATGGATTAAAAGTAAAAGCAATTAGTGGATTAGACTCATCAAAATTAAAAATTAAAACAAGAAAGTTTAACTAATTAAAATCAAAAATTATGGCATTAGCTCCACAATTTGGTTCAATCGTACCAAGTGCATCACAATTACCGTTGCAGTCAAACTACCTTAACTTTACAGGTGGTCAAAACGATTTCGCACAACAATACTTACCAGAGCTTTACGAAGCAGAGGTAGAAAGATATGGAAACAGAACTTTATCTGGTTTCCTAAGAATGGTCGGGGCTGAGATGCCAATGACATCTGATCAAGTAATTTGGTCAGAACAAAATAGATTACACATTGCTTATCAAAACTGTACTTCTGTA